TCTGTACTGAAAATGGTCTCATAAACCTCAATCTCAACAAACGCCGCATTACCACTCAACGTATCAGCAGCTGACCAAACCCGCACATACTGACCATTGAAATTCGGAATCGTGAAAGACCTACCCTCCGCCGACTCAATATACTCACCATCTGTCCCAGCACCCTGACCCGCACTGTTATCAACATCATTGTTGAAAATAGTAAACCAATCAGTCCCATTTTCCGATATCTGAACAATGCGATCATGATACGCACGATTCTTGTGAAACAAACCCCAAACCTTTACCTTATTCAGAGTCTTAATGTCACCCAAATCAATCATAACCGAACACGGACTAACCGTCCCCATATCACACCACGAATTGAAATCACCATTCGTGATCTTCGCTAACTCCGTCGGTGATACAGGCTCAGACGACGTCGGCGGTATATGTACCGCCTGATTAACTGGATTCGCATACGTCTTTGTTAACCGCAACACACCATTACGCACCTCAGTCGTCGCAGGATTATAATCATACAAACTCGTACGATCAAAATTAAACTGCTTTTCCATCTTTTACTTCGCCTCCATGTACTTTGTATAACCACACTCCACCAAATAAGAAGCCGTTTCTTTTGGCAAATACTCCGAAATACCACGACCATCTAACCTGACCGGATTAGGCTTTAAACCACTCTTGACCACTACTAAAGTATTGGTAAACGCAGGCTTCTCAGGATTCTTCGGCGAACGCGGTGACTCAACACGATAAGTCCAATCACGAGGCGTTCCACCAGATGACGCCTTGACAACATGAACCGTCTTCTGATCCTCAATGCCCATTTGACAATCCACATCCTCCTTCATCATCTGCTCAGACGCCGCACGCTCCGCCTCCTCCAACGACATACCCTGCTTCCTATACTTCTTAATCAAATCGGCACGACGCTTTACCGACGCTTCACTATCAGCACAAGTAACCACAGCATCCTCCGACACTACACTTGAAGTAGATAACATAAACGCCTCCTAAGAATACCAACCACCCGTATGGCCAACATTCATAATTCGCACATGACGCTTCGGTATCTTCGTCGCTAACGCACCTACTAACATAATCAAAAATGGATACATCGCCGTCTCAGTCGGATACAAAGTGAACTCCATCAAAGGCAGAAACTGTAACCATTCTAACGCCTGATACATCGGGTCAGTAGTCAACACATAAATGTCACTCGTATCAGGCAACACAGCATTCTGATCCAAACCATTCGTGGCAGCCGCAGCCGTCGGATCACCTATCCAGGGAAAACGACCGATCAACTTATAACCCGTCAAAACCGTCCCAGGATCAACATCCTTCTCACTGCGATATATACGATAACCCGTAGGCATCGAACCCGCACCACTGCAAACCGCAATACTGAAAGTAACAACCTCACCAGCTGCCACAGCAGTCACCGCAGAATACACAGGATCAGACTCACCATACTTATTCTCACTTGTTACCATATAACGATACGAACCGTTATCCACACCAGTTATAAACAACGACACAACAGGGGGCGTCGGCGCACCCGCAGTCGGCGTAACCGCACCCGGAATCATAGGCTTTAACAAGGGCATCGTCGAAGTAATCGAAATTCCCCGCTCACGCAGAAAAACATCATCAATTAACTCCAACATACCAAACGGCGTACTCCAATTATTCGTGAACAACGCCCCAGTAGCCGTATCCGCCTGATTTGGCTGCAGAATCGGAAACCGCACACGCTCCCGAATCAACTTTTGAATGTCCTGCATAACCGTCAAAGACATATACGCAGCATCCGCCTTCCCAAAAGCATCACGAATCAACCGAGCCGCTGTAGTTAACGAATACTCGCCAACTAACGTACTATCATCAATTGCCTTCCCACGCAAATCGATGACTTGCTCAGCTACATCACCAGGCGACCCAGTCAACAGATTGTAATTACCTGGAATAGACTTCTGCAAACCATCAAACTCCGCAGGAACAACCAACGAATCACCCACAAACAGATTCTTCTCCAACCGACGCAACAAAGTTAACGTCCCCGCCAACTTCTCTGATGCCTTCGCATCATCAATCGCCTGAGACGCTAACATATGCAACGTCACAGCACGCTTAGTTTGTAGAGTCTTCATTGGCACAGTGATGCGCTTCAAATCCTGATCGGTTTCCATACCCGACCCACCTTCCTCAGCAACACCACCAAAATCCGCACCCACCTCATCACGACGAGTGAACTCATGCACAGTCGCAGTGGCATTACGCATCTTCATCCGCTTATACAACTTCGCCTCATCCTGCGAAAAAACCGCATTAATCAACGTCATCTCTAAGTCTTGAATCTGTAACGCACGACCACCAATAAACGTCGCCGAATCCGTCCCCGTACCCGCATACAAGGCTTTACGCAACTCACCTAAAGTACCTAATTCCGTATCACTAATATCTACAAAATTGAGCATCCCATCACTATACATTTTTGCCTCCTTATTTGCCTGCAGCCGCTCCAGCTGCATACACCATATGTTCAATATTCCGCGGCACCGTCCCAGTTAAATTGATACATTCCTCAATCTTTGGTATCTCCATGATATCAATCTTACCTGACTTACACAACTCCGTTACACGCTGCTTTACCTGCGACTTCGTCATGTTCTTCTTCGCAAACGGCATACCCGACGCTGTCCGCACTACACCCCGCAAAGGCAACGGCGTACTAGCTACAGTATCTACCTCATTTACTAACTGCTTAATAACACGAGAATTAACCTCACTATACGAACCCAACGCCTTTTGCAACCGTAACTGCTTACCTTCCACACGCCTAATCCGAAGCGTCGCACTCTTGGTTAGCAAATTCATCTTCGCATCAACGTGCTTGTCCATCGCCAAAACCAAAGCAGCCAAATAACGACGAGTATCAGGATTCTTGATCGACTTTAACAAAGATAAAATGTACCCCGAAGACTTGGTAACGCCACGACGAGCCTTGGCAACTTCTTTCTCCAAATCCTCATCTTCAGTCTCATCCGCCTTACCCATCATACCAGGTATTTCATCTTCATCCTCATCATCCTGCTCAACGGCGACTTCAAATTCTGGATCAGCTTTACCAGCTTCATCCTCATTCTCATCGATACCAGAAACAAGCTTCCGCAACTCTTCGTCATCGCTCCCAGGCTCTTCATCACCCGCTAAAGCCTTAATCTCCTCTTCCAACGACATATCCTCATCTCGATCTTCTTGATCGTCAGCGTCACCAAAAGGATTATCAGCTTTTAATTCTGGTAAACTACTACCAGGAACAGCAGCAGAACCATGAGCCTTTCGGGCAGCAGCTTCCCACTTGCTGTCCTTTTCAACCCTGATCTTCGCCACTTCTTTTGTGCTCTCCCCATCAGTCGTGGGGGACACACTTTTACCCAAGGCACTTTTCAAAAGCATTTGGCCCTTGTCAACTGCCTTTTTTAGAATTTCCAATTTCATCCTGCGCCTCCTTCTTTGATCGCAAAATCGTAAAATCTAATACATATGACAACCTTGTCTCCAAATTAGACAAAGTCTTAATAATATTACGCGCTTCTAACTTCGTGTGACACAAAGCATTCAAATACCCTAACAACTGATCACAATCCTTAATCTTACCCGACCGTACACGATCTAAAATTAAACTCAAACTATCATGATGCTCATTCGGCTTATCCTTGAGTGTGTCCCGATCGTTACGCACCCAATCATGCACAATATCATCATAATCTAAATCAGCCTTCGGCTGCTCTATCTCAACTTGCAAACCACGCTGCTTTAAATCCAGCGCTTTAGTAAAACTCTTTGTGAATACCTTAAAAGGCGTCTCTGACGCAGCTACCAAAGAATCATTCACAGGCTTAATCGTAAATGCTACCTCGTCCCATTGCACATCTGTGATCGCATCACCACGCCGATCCATTACCTGACCACCAATCGACGCTCGCACCTTCGTCGACCCTGCCCGAATCAACTTATAAAGCGAATCCGCATATTCATTTTCATCATACAACCACCCCTTCACATATGTATGTCCCTCGTCAGTAAACTTCACATCCAGCGGTTCACCCACAATATACTTGGGGTCTTTCTCAAGCTTGTGCAAATGATCATAAGAAAGTACACCATTAGTCAAAAAATGATCTCTGGACGCTAACAACGCCTGCTGCATTACCACATCACCCTCAGCATCAACCGACTCATTCGACGCCTCGATGTAAACAACACGTTTACCATTTTCCTCACCCGCCTTAAAAATGTAGGGCAGTCGCACTTTTACACGATTATCTCTAATAATTAGCCTATCATCGTTCATAACAAGCCCGCCTCCATCCGTTTAAGCTGAGTATAATAATTGGGCATTTCAGCTAAATGATCAAGTGCTATCTTCTTTGCTACTACCCGATTTGGCGTATGTTCTAATTCCACATTTATGCCAGTAATTAGCTCAGATTTATCAACATCAGCATCTGTTACGCCCTTCTCCCGCGCACGTCCAACAGACAAAATATCAGATAAAAGGCCATAAATCGCCGTCTCAACTTGATCTGGCGGAATACCTATATCCTCAGCAAACGCATGCACCTGCGCATCATTCGGGTACGGCGTATCCAAAAACAAATTGATCAACTTATCCTGCAAGTCCAACATTACCACTTCCACACAAATAAAAGCACAAGTACAGCCACACAAGACAAAAAAGCCAATAAAAACCACGGATTAATCAAAACGTCACACATTCAGCGATCCTCCTCGCATCTTCTGATCTAACCAAGTCACACACGGGGATCGTACCGGCACAACCAATGCGGCGTTCATAATAATCATAATAATGCGGGAATAACGGAGGTGTGTGATGCCCGCTAACAACAGGCACCACACACAGTAAGTACCCTTCACCATCATCCGAAAATGCCGTTACGGCTTCAGGCCGCCCTGTACACAATACCAAATCACACACATCCCGCAGCTTTTTAAGCGCTGCCCAATTAGCCACAATGTACGATTCAGAATGCGGCCATTCCTGAGCAAAAAGAGTCATAAAAGCCGTAGGTACCTTTAACCCTCCAGAATGCAAATTATACATTATAGGCATGCCCGTCCCATAGTAATTATGCTCCTTTCTTCCTAGGAGGATGCCACACTGTCCAGAAACAATTACAGTGCGGATGCTGCGCTGACATAGAAAGCCACCAATCTTTGCGCTTACGTCCCACATTGTTCTTCCCGGGCCAAATCACAAAATCGGTATATTCATCAACAACTTCGTCACCATTTGCAGGCGGCTCTTCCAAGACTAGCACAGGCACACGGTGCCACTCCTGACACCAATCACATGCACCAGGTAAATTATTAAGTTCCATATACGTTTTCTCAACGCCCGCTTCCTTGTTCAGATCAAGCGTTGACATTATCTGCCCGTAGTTGTGCGATGACACAAGCTCATAGGCAGCGATACGTCTCATGTCCCTGTTCACATCAGAAAATGAATTAAAAAGAGTGTTCGCTAACTGATGTTCTGTGTTGCCGTTCACGACGGCGTTTGCGACCTCTTGTTGAATAGATGTAACTAATTGTGGTGCAATGTTTTTAATATACCGTCCGGCGCTAGCGTGTGCGAATTCAAGTGTTCGTGCTTCGAGTGGGTCGAGGTCTTTGGGTTTCTTTCCGTCTGCGTATTGGTTAAAAATGCGTGTGGTTTGTGTAGAGTCGATCATGTCTTCTATGTTTTTAGTTTTCGCTGTTTTGCCTGTGTGTTCGAGTTTTGCGAGTAGTTTTCCCATAACAAATGCGAGTGATATAGCGGGGTCGATAATGTAGTTAGCTGCTTCTTTAAGGAAGTTAGCGATTGAGTTTTCGAATTTGTTCCATTGAGTTTCTGATATTGGTTTTTTGCGCCAGATTCGCCATGGGTGTTTGAATATAAGTTTTTTTTGTTTAAGGTAGTCCTTAATTTTGTCCGTAAAGATAGATTTTTGTAGGTGGAGGTTTGTGTGTGGTAGTTGTAGTCCTGTAAGTGTGTCTTGTAGTATTAGGTCAAATATGTATGTGTATCCGTCGATAAAGATGTCGACGGCTTGTGTGAGGTATTTGTAGTTGTATGTAAATTTGTTGGTATAATTGGTATCTGTGGGGGGAGTGATCAGTTTTTTAGTTTTAATAATCAGTGTGGGTTTATGGTTGTAAGTTAGTTGGGTATTGTGATTGTGCATTTTGCAGCGCTTCCGTCTACGATTTTGTTAGGTTCGTGTGGTTTTTTAGTTGGGTATATTTTGTATATGATAGTATTAGCGAGTAGGTCTTCGGATACTAGTTCGACGTAAAATTCGTTGTAGTTGTCGAATATGTTGCGGAGTAAGTCAGCGTTACTATCAGTTCCTGTTAAGTGGATTTCGTAGGTATTAGTCTTAGTATTGTATATAAATTCGTATGTGCTCATCTGTTGTCGATCCTTTTAATTTTGGTAACACCGTGTACGTAAAATGTTTCAAAAATTTTGTAATTTTTTAAAAAAAATGTATTTGTTTGGGTGGGTAAGGGATATAGAAAAAAAGAAAAATATGATTTTTCTGGGGGGAGTTGGTAGAAGTCGGTGTGGGTGGTGGTATCGTTAGTTTCTGGTGAAAAAGATAACATCAGCAAAAATCTTTTTATTGGCCTATTTGTTTGTGTGTGCGATAGTTGCGCAAAAGTGTAAAAGATTGGGTACAAAATTAATAGGAGTGCATAGGGAAAAAAAGTAGCAAATATAGCGTATAATGCCTCTTATTTGGTTTAGGTAAGGGAAAACAGGGTGTAGTATAGGTTAAAAGCCTTGTTAGGAGGGTGATGTGGGCATAATAGGAAAGAATTCAAAAAATGTGCTCGTATACGTGAGGAGAATACGTTATTTATTTTCTTTTTCGTCATCTTTTGCGCATTACCTGTGTGGCCCTATATATATATATATATATATATTTAGAACTATTCTAGTTGTTGTTGTATATAGGGGGGCCTAGAGCTTGGGTAGTCCTTTATTAGAAAAAGTGAAAAAGATTTGTGAAAAAGGTGTGGGTGTGTAATAGTTTCCACACAGCGTTTTAGTTTTTGATTGTTTTGTTAGTGGATTGGTGTGGTTTTTGTTGGTTTTGTTTATTTTTATGATGTTGTTGTGTTTTTGGGTGTGTGGGGTTTTTTCCGATGTTAAAAAAAATTAAAGATTTTTGATTGTTTTATCGATATGTGTGTTAGATTGTTTAGAACATTAAAAAAAGCGGGTTAAAAAGCCCGAAAGGAGTTTTAAAATGGAAAAAAGATGTTTATCGGGTGATTTTCGGGAGTTGATACCTGTGGGTATCAAGGAGTGTGTGGTGTTGTGCCCCTCTGTTGTTTTATTTTTGGTTAGAAGATAGTTTTTGGCGTATATATTAAGTATAGGAAAATGCTCAGTGGCAGGTATTGTATATGAAAAACAATGAAGTCGATGCGGTGAAGGAGTAGACGATGAAGATAATAAAAAAATTATTTGATTGGTGGTTTGGGCCTCCGAAATGGTATCTTAAACAACAACAAGATGAGAGGCAAAATCGGCCTAAGAATCAGGTGCTATCTCCGGAGGAAGTTGGATTAGTGCCATATCTTTTGGTCACACAAGATAAAGATACCGCTGATGCGGGAAAGGAGTAGACGCTGGAAGAAAGAATACCTGAAAGAGCATCTTTTATTATGGCGCGCGAGCTGATTGCTAAAATAGAGGACGCAGAAAAAACATCCGCAACGGTGGAGGAAATAAGTAAGATTGTAAGCGTAGGATTAGCTGATGTAATACATTATTACTTACTACTAATAACGCAATATGCAAAAAATGAAAGTGGAGAATTTGAACCCGTTGCTAAAAAGATATTTAAAGATATTTGTCCAAGGTGGTTGAGTTTTTGTGGAGACATTAATACTTATGGCAAAAATAAGTACGGGAATGATCTTGTCAAAATATCTGCGCTAGCAGATGCCTTTAATCATATTTTAACAAGGCTAGGAGTATAAGAGGGATACAATGAAAAAATATTGTTGTGATTGTTGCGAAAAAGAATTGTTGTTGAGTAAGAGGATATTTATGTTTCTTTTTAAGGGTAAGGTATATGCTGAGTTCTGTTCAGAATGTTATACAATCTACAGAAAAATCAAAGATATAATTGATAAACATACCGTTGATAAGGAGTAGACGATGAAAGATAACGTATTTATCTCTGAATGGGGGCCACTAAATCAAGATAAATTGGGCGGGATATTGTCAGCAAAATATACTAAAAAAGAGGTAATAGAAGCGAGATACAATGCCATCGAAATCTTACAACTATGGGAAGAAGAACTATATAAATCTTACAGAGAAACATTGGAAAAATATCGAATACAGAATTTCGATCCTTTTCCTGTAGGTATCCCTTCGGGTGTTATCGCGAAAATAGTTGAATCAATGCTAGCCGGATTTCATTTTCACACACAATACTATCACCCACAGATACCGAATCCTCAAATGTTTTTGAAAGGATTGAGAAGAGATAAACTGATCACTGATAAGGATAAGAGGATTTTAAACGTATGGATTAAGAGGGGAAAGGAGTAGACGATGAAAAAGATATGGCAAAATATCCCGATTCACTACGGGACTGAACTGTTTGACATTTGTGGGATGATGATTGTATTGATCATATACCTCACATTATTATCTCCGATCGTAACTATACCGCTCAATATCTGCGGGATACTTGACTGGAACTGGATAATAATATTATTACCGTGGATGATTTGGATTATTGCATATATAAGTTTTCGTATGCTCGCATTTTTCAATTTATAACCGCTGAGGCGGTGAAGGAGTAGGTTATGTTTAAACGTATAAATTCTCTGTATAAAGAATATTTGAGAAGAAAAAAGGAAAATAAAGCAGCTAAATTAAATCCTGACCAATGGATCAATCTTAGAAAGAATGTATCGAATTGGTGGTTGCTTAAATATAAATTATATTTTTACTTACAATCTATATTGTGGGTGATTGGCGTTGGTTGGCACAATCCTGTTAGGAACGAGTGTGCGCTAGACGGCAGTTGTTGTAGAAACAAATAAATCAATGCCCAGTGGCGGAATGGTAGACGCATACTTAATCCATCGATGTTTGATAGCAATGGCCGTGAGGAGTTGCAAGTGTATTCATACGCGACCAATCAAACGGGTATATAATATATGTGTGTTGTGCTGCTATGGATAGCGGGATGACAGTGCAGGGTTCGATTCCCTGCCTGGGCAATACTAACATACCGCTGAGGCGGTGAAGGAGTAGGTTATGGAAATAGATATAAGCAAGATCGTACCTAGTGCAGATTTACATGGTGCTGACTTGCGTGGTGCTGACTTGAGTGGTGCAGACTTGCGTAGTGCTGACTTGCGTGGTGCTGACTTGAGTGATGCAGACTTGCGTGATGCAGACTTGCGTAGTGCAGACTTGCGTGATGCAGACTTGCGTAGTGCTGACTTGCGTAGTGCTGACTTGCGTAGTGCTGACTTGAGTGATGCTGACTTGAGTGATGCAGACTTGCGTAGTGCTGACTTGAGTGATGCAGACTTGAGTGATGCAGACTTGCGTAGTGCAGACTTGAGAAATGCAGACTTGAGTGGTGCTGACTTGAGAAATGCAGACTTGCGTAGTGCAGACTTGAGTGATGCTGACTTGAGAAATGAAGATAATGATAGAAAACAGAAGATCTTATAAAGGAATAATAATGGGATATATCAAGCAGTTGTGGCAGGCCAATGCTTTAGAGGATTACCAAGCGTCTGGTGCGGCGTTTTTGGTTGAGCGTCGGCGTGGGATATTAGCTGATGATATGGGGCTTGGTAAGACTAGGCAGGCGTTAGCTACTGTGTATGAGATGGATAAATTCCCTGTTATTATTGTGTGTCCTGCGTCAGTTTGTGGGGTGTGGTTAAATGAGTTGCGGAGTGTGTTTAATGGTGATGGTGTTATTGTGCGTAGGGGGGTGCATTTAGATATAAAACAGCCTTTTTATATTTTTAGTTATGAGATGTTGGTTAAGTATGCGTCTGATGCGCTGTCCTTAAAACCGCAGGTTTTGATTGTAGATGAGGCGCATTACATTAAGAATCCTGGGGCAGTGCGGACGAAGTCGATAGTGCGGGTGGCGTTGGGATTAGGACAAGATGGGAATATCTTTTTGTTGACTGGGACGCCTATTTATAAGGTGCCTGCGGATTTGCAAGTGCTGCTTCAGTTGGTGTCTGATGAGTATACGTTTGTTAATCGGGAGGTGTTTTTAAAAAAGTATTGCGGGTTGCCTGAGTGGAATGCATTCTCGCACAAGTGGGAGTATAGGGGTGTATCGAATGTGAATGAGTTGCGGGATCGGTTGCGTTCTCTGATGATTAGGCGGACAAAGGATAGTGTTACATTGCCTCGTAAAGTAGTGCAAGTAATCAATTTATATTTTGATGAGGATGAACTGCCTGCAATCCCTCCTCAGTATACGGGTAATGCTGGGATGTTGTCGTTTATGCGCGGTGATATGGGTCGGAAGGGTGATTTGATGCCATATTTGCGGAAGATTTCTCGGATGAAAGTAAGTAGCGTCATTGATTTTGTTTTGGGCTTGGATAATTGTGTGGTTTTTGGGTTCTTTTTGGATAGTTTAGAAGACGTGTATAAGTCTTTGCCCCATTCAGTTTTTATTAAGGGTGGGGAAAAGCGTGAAGTGGTTGATCAGGCGGTGGCCGATTTCCAAGCAGGTAAGTATCGATATTTTGTCGGATCGACATCAGTTTGGTCGGGTATAACGCTTACGCGGGCCTGTAATCTGGTATTTGTTGATATGTTGTGGAATGCTAGTGTAATGAATCAGGCCGAAGATCGGATACATAGGATTGGTCAGCAGAAAGATGTGAGTATTTTTTATTTTATGGTCGAGGATAGTCTTGATCCGGTTATTTGGAAGGTTTTGGCGAAGCGGGATGCTATGGCATATAATGTTTTGCAAAAGGAGTAATATATGGAAGATAGGAATGAAATTGTTTGTAATTGGGTGGAAACAGACTAATGCGTCGAAAAGCACCATATAAGAAGCGGCATATTGTTTTTAAGTGTTGGGTATGTGGGCAGTTAATTTATGATGTTAGTCACCAGAAATTATTTATGATAGGGGATCGTAAGATACATTTTCATCAATATTGTTGGGATGATTGGTATGCTGGAATGTCTGTTAGGCGGCGGTTGGAGTTTTTGATGTCGGGGGCGTCGAAGTATGAACTTTTTGATATGATGTGGAATAATGGGGTTGCGAGGCAGCAGTTTCTTAATTCTATCGTTGCTTTTGGTTTAGGTGATATGGATGAGGCGAAGATGCGGGATGCACTTCTAGGAATGTTTGAAGATCATACGCCTTTGAGCCGAAAATGGATGATACAATATTTGATAGGTTGTAATATAGTTAAGGAGTCAGATTTTGATTATCTTTTTGAAAAGTGGGATAAGAAAGAGGTGATAGAATAATGTGGTTACTTTTGTTGTGTTTAGTAGTTAATGGTTGTAGTGATCGGGAACAGATGGCGGCTACTGTGTTGTTGTTTCCTGTTTGGTTAGCACTTTTAAATTGGGTATGGACAAAAATAGAAGGAGTATTTTATGGTAGAAAAAGAACATGACAATGTGGGTGATATTGATTTGACCAAAACAGATGTTTTGGCGTATATACTATAGAGGAGTAGTAGATGGATTATACAATATATCACGGCAAACGCCCTGAGCAAACGAGGGAAATGATGCGCTATTGGTGTAGGGAGTGTAATATATATATCTATTCTGACTTAGATATAATCATTTGTCCATTAAGTGCTCATATTGTAAAGCGTTGTAGTGTTGATAATGCCCCAAATCCGTTGCGTACGTCGGTGCGTATTGATATAATTCGGGATACTCCTGTTTTTACGAAATCACCAAAGCGTGTGCCAGGTGGGCTATAGGAGTTTTTATGGTAGATAATATAAAAAATCAAAAAAAGAATGTAGATAAAGTAAGATGCACAATGTGCGAAGATAAGAAAGACGCATCTGAAATAGTGGGGTCGCATTTTGCCGCCAAATTTTGTAGTGCTTGTTGGCCTGAATATAAGAGTCACAATGGCAGGAAGTGTTATATTTGTTATCGGCCGA